CCTGCATGGACTGAGCGAATCCATTGGACCCCACAGAGCCACGCTGGACTGACGCCTGGAACCCAACGGTGCCCACTGAGGAATTCAGTCGGCCATTCTGTTGCATCTGTGCGCCATCGACAGCACGCTCAATTCCGTTCGCCATTACTTAGTGCCTCCTTGAGGTGTGCCATTGGATGGCGTTGAGGTTTTGGACGCACCCTTCATGGACGACCCTTGGGCATACCCATTGGCGCCCGAAGAGATGATCCCGAGGGCATTGGACACACCACTGGTGCGGATCACTTGGGCCTGACCTTTGATGGCCGACTTGGTGTTCTCAACGTTGGCGATCTGGTTCGCAAAGATCGACTGATAGTCGCGGTGGTAATTGTCCACCACATCAGTTCGAGCATTGGACGATTCGTTCTCAACGCTGTTCTGAATGCGGTCCATAGAGTTCCCTGAGAGACCAGACTCGCCCACAGCAGCGCGGATGGTTCCACGGTTGCGAGTGGCCTGAAGGTTGATCTGAGAGAGTTGCTTGCGGGCTTCTTCCTGCTTGTCCTGAGCGGTCAGGTTCAGATTGGCGTTAGCCATGTTGGTCTGCTTGACCTGCTCACGAGCTGTACGGCGTTGCCCATCCTCAGCGGCACCTTCAGCCTTCGCCTTCTCAGAGGCGCTCATTGCGGCACCAGCTACGGCCACAACGGCCATCGCGATGCTTACTGGTTCACACATATGGTGGACCTCCTATAGCCAGAATTGACGGAACCGACACCCGGCAGGACTCATGGAGTGTTCCCGAGCGAAGGTCGCACCGAGGGCATTGAGAAGACGGATGTGGTGGTGATTGTCCACTGACACAAAGTTGGTCAGGGTTTTGTTGCTATACAACGAAGACTCCACTCGGAGGGCCGTGAGGTGATCCTTGAGAATCCTATAGAATCGGAACCGCTGGGCCTTGGTCAGCATCTCCACAACATTCGTGGTGACGAACCAGAGGCACTCCTTAGAGCCCCCAACGGCCAATACCAAAGCGCCCACCTTGATCACACGAGTAGTCTCGTCTAAGCAGGCAGGCAGGATGTCACGAGGGTCTCTTCCAGGGATGTTGCAGTGGAACTCTTCAAGGTCACCTTTAGATAACTGATTGGCAGCTTCACGCAGGTCACCAAGTGTTGCCTTTGTAAGAATCATTAAGAACCCCCATAGGTGGCAATAGTGAGGGGTTTTAATCCTCACCATCCCAGTGTTAGATACCGCCCGATCGACGGACGTAGTTGGCCTCCCAGCCACACCCAATGACGTTCACAGGGTTTGGGTTGGAAGAGGTGATGGTGACTCGCTGGTTCAAGGCGTTGCCTGTTACCGGAAACTTGTATTGACCAGTACCCAAGGAGATCTCACCGAGGCGAGTGTTCTGGCTCAGGCGACCACCAGACATCACATAGACGAACTCACTTGAGCCGTTGTTGACGTTCACCTCAAAGGCCCCTGAGAGTTCGTAGTTGAGCCATGCACGCCGTAGCTGCAAGCGCCCCACATCCTCAGTGACCGTGCTTCCATCCTCAGCGGTCTTCTTAATGAGGAACTTCGAGAACTCGTATTGAAAGGTGAACTGCTTGCCCACGAGAACCTGTTCGCCACTACGGTTGCCCACGAAGGTCAACACAGAGTCAGCGGCCCAAGGTCCTGTGTGTTGCAGGTAGACACCCTGAGCGTCAACCGTATAGAAGACCGCATCATTCCCAGGCACTCCACCGTACAGAGCCACAACACCAACAGTGGTCTCATAGGTGTCCGCATTGAACGCCCCGAGGGTCACCAGTTTCTTCATGTCCATGTAAGTCCTGTAGGGCTCAATGGTGAAGTCAAGGGTGTTCTGAGTGAACTCGATCTGTTCCATCATGAGTCCCTCAGGCCGCTGGATGATCATGTAGAGGAATGACCCAATGCACGATGCGGTGAGTACCTTCGTGTTAGCTCCAAACTCCCAGTGAGAGAAGGACTGTTGTTGCAGGCGCTCATCCAGATAGAGGAACTTGTAGACAAACACAGAGTTCTCTTGGGCGTCCGAGAGGATCGAGACGAAGTTCTCAGTGCCGGACCCATGGAGCGCGAAGACGGTATTTGGCAGATAGCTTGGAACGTGCCCAGAGACGTCCTCAGCGGACTTCACTTCAGTGACATCCTGCACAGCGTAGTAACGCTTGAGGCTCGTGTAGGAAGCCCGAGGTGCCGCAAAATAGACTCCACGGCCAATGCCATGAGGGCGAGCGCCATCACTCACATCGAACTCAGTCGCGAGGTTCAACTCAATGGTCTTCGCAGAGAGGACCCCGCTGGACGTGAGAACGAACTGAGCCTGATCAGACCAGAGCAACAACTGCTCCGAGAATGGCACAGCGTACTTCAGGATCGAGATGCGGTTGTGGCTGATCGCAACGTCAATCGGGTCATCGTCACTCAGCACTGCAACACTGGAAGGCCAGAAGTTGAAATACTTTGAGGTCCTCGACATGATCACGTTCTCGCCCGAGAGGAAACCCAAACGGTTCCTGAAGAAGAACACATCGTTGATCGTGTTGCCCACGAAGGACGGCATAGGGTTTGTGAGGTCATCACCAGAGTTGCGGATGTCCCAGCTCAGCGGTTGCCAATCGAACTGCCCATCAGAGGCTCTCACGAGAGCGTGGGGCATCGTCAGGACATCGAAGCCAGCGATGAGCTTGGGCTTGGCGGTCTCCTTCCAGACCTTCGCTGAGGCGTCATACTCGACCCAGTAATTGTCCCCTGAGCGGGCACTCTCACCGGTGATCTCAACGATGTACCCAGCGGGTGCCTGAGCGGGTAACTTGGTGAACGACTGGACCTGATAGATGAACCCAGAGAGCAGGGTGTCAGCGAAGCCATCAGCGGTCGAGATGGTGTTCACAACGTCACTCAAAGGGGCCTCAATGAGAATCCAGCCAGCGCCCGAGGTGAACGTCCAGCCAGCAGCCCCAAGGCTCGTGGTGAGCATCGTAGCCATCTCCTTGGCGATGAACGTAGCGTCAGTCATGTCCACTTGGTTCATGCCAGCATAAGGCTCACCAACTGGGACCTTCTCAGCGGAACCGTTGGGCATCTTTAAGATCGCCTGAGCTGGAGTTGCACCGTTGATCGAGATGGACAAGGTACGGCCATACTGACCACCACGGACGTTGATCAAGGCCCGCCCATTGAGTCTTGGGTAGGATGGTGAGGTCAGCGCGCTGCCCATCTCAGTGACCTTCTTACGGTTCACCACGAAGGTATAGTCAGCGATGGTGATGATCCTCAGGTCACTCCTTGGGGAAGCACAGTTGGCGTAGCCGTTGTAGCCACGGACTGTGTATTGATTCCCTTGAAGATCCCACACGGCAGCCCCAGAGCCCGTGAGGACAAGGTGGTACTGCTCAGAGGCGTCCCGGTTGATCAGGTGAATCAGAGGCTTCGCGCCAATGGACCCAACTTCTCCCAGGCGCTTGATGAATCGTGTAGGTGGCCGCTTCTGAAGACCCTTCATCTCCGAGGACCAACCGTTGACTTGAATGGCCCCTTGGTTGGAGAAGCGGAGGATTTCAGGTTGCTGTGAGATGCCTCCCTTAAGGTTCTTGATGCTTTGCGTAATGAGTGGCATTAGACCTCCTTATCGAGAGATGAGACCGCCAGTGAATGCATCACCGTCGAGCATGTTGAAACCACCAAAGTCCAGCTCGTATTCCTGAATGGCCTGCCACGCATCCGACTCCTGCTCCTGCAAGGACCCTTCAATCTCACCCGCTCCGAAGAACCTGATGTTGAATCTACGGGATGCCTTAGTGACGATGTAGGAGCGGAAGCATTCAGGCATCTCGCTGTACTGCTTGAGGCGGATCAGATCGACCTCAATGGGGTCCGTGAAGATGTCCGTCTTGGTCGTCCGGTCATATACGAAGCCAGCCCGGTTGATGTAGGCAGTGCCCCCAGAGGTGGTCATACGGAGGTACGAAGGAAGGTACGGAATGAGGCCAGAGATGGCGTTCGGAAGGAGACTTGCAGCTTCCTCAATGTTGAACGTCCAGCCCTTCGACTGGATCTCACGGTTGACCTGATTGAGGATTCTTCGGCAGTTCGCAACGTCAGCGTTAGGGTCGCCTTCAAGGGAACTCACAGGGCTCTCACCGATGGCCGCGAGCATGTCGTTGACGGCTGCCAGTTCATCGTCCTGTGTTAAATAGGATTCATCCATAAGGGACTCCTTTAGTGGGAAGTAACGAAAAAACCCCAGAGAACCCGTGAGGGCCCAATGGGGTTTGTGGTGATGCCTTAGGCGCCTGGAGTGAAGACCAGTGCGCCAGCAGCTTCAGGACGCAGACCGCCGTGACCCATCGCGTACTTGCCGATGATCTGGTCAGCTTGGAACTCAGGACGACGAGCACGCTCCAGAGCCATGTCCTTCAGCTTCACGGTGCCAACAGCCGAACGGTGAACCATCAGGCCGATCACGTTGTTCATAGCGACCTTGACATCACCAGCGGCAGTGGCCGGGAAGGCGTGCTTTTGGTTGGCGCCATCAGCATCAGTACCAGCACCACCAGCGACCAGATGTGGAACCTCGATGATCTCGAAGCCCATCACGTTGCGGATGTTGCCGGTCTCAGGGTCGATCAGAGCGGCGTAGTTGGCAGCGTTTGGCATCAGAGCGGACAGGATCGCGCTGTAGTCGTCTGGCGAGGTGAAGAAACGACGATCACCGGAAGGGACGTAGTTCTTGGTGAAGCGGCCACGAGCCAGGGTCAGACCCTTCAGGATCGCCTTGCCACGAGCCTCAACGTCAACGAGGTCAGCGGCAACGCCGATGTTGATAACAACAGCAGTGCCCAGGCCAACGATGTTCTCGTTCGATGCGGCAGGCAGGTTGCACAGGTTCGCCATCTCGGCCAGAACAGCACCGTCAGCGGCGATTGCCAGAGCTTCACCCAGTTGCGCCGAGTATTCAGCACGAACGTCGTAGTGGTTCATCGCATCTTCGATGTCGTAGATCAGAACGTCGCTGGTCAACAGACCGTCGATGGTGATCACTTTCTCGGAGTGCTTGATGTCCTTGCGCTTGTCATCCAGGTTCTCACCCGGTGCCAAGTAGTAACCTTTGGTGCGACCCATAACCGGGAAGCTGGCCGACTTGCCATTTTGAATGGTGCGGACCATATGCTTGTCCATGGTGACCGAACGACGCACGAATGCAGTCAGAACTTCGCCACCAAAGACCTTCAGGAACAGGGCCAGTTTGTCAGCCGGGTTTGCACCCTTGCCTTGGTTCGCGCCGATTTGTTGACCGCCAGTTGCGTTTGCCATTGAGTAGTTCTCCTATAATAAATGAGCACAGCCAACCCTCCGAAAGGAATCGGATAGGTCTCTTATTGATTGGTCTTACTGAAGTCCCGTTAGTGTGTGTTGTGTAACCACACCGAAGTTATGCCGGGTCTATCGCAATAGTGAGGGTTTTTAAATCACCAGCTCGAAGCGCCAACCTTTGCTTCAACCGAACGACGATAAGTTGCATCGTTCTGGTAGCGAGGATCGGACATCGCGGTGATCATTTCACGCTGAGAGGCGAACCCTTCAGTCGCCTTAGAGGTGACCGAAGGAGCCGATGCGCGTTTGGTGGCGCTACGCTCAGGGGCCTTGCCGAACTTCTTGGTGCGGGACTGCATACCCAAGTTGATGATGGTCTTGACCGAAGCAAGATCTTGTCGACCCATTGCTTCTTCCAGGGCGATCACAGCGTCAGGGCTGTTGGCCTTGAGGTGCCCAAGGATCTGGGTGAACTTCTCAGGACCACCAGCGAACGCTTGGATCTGCGAGACGTACTTCGAGGCCACGGCTTCTTGTCCAGCGATGAACGACCGAACGAAACCACGGGAGTAACCAACGGCCTCAAGGGCCACCAAGGACGCCTCAGAGAGGGTCTGAGAGGTCTCATACTCGCTCTCAATGGCAGCGGCTGCATCAGCGGGAAGACCAAGCTTGATCGCCTGAGCACGGAGCTGTTGGAAGCCCTCAGCGTACTCATCGATCTCCTTAGAGGATTGGATCAGTTCAGCGTCAGGCTCGCCCAGTGGGGTGAAGTCATCGGAGTCAGTACCATCTTCGTCTTGGGCACTGTCCTCATCACCTTTCTCGGAGCCTTCTTCTTGTTGTTCCCCTTCTTCCTCGGAACCTTCCTGACCTTCTTCTTGATCCTCTTGGGTCTCAATTAGAGAGTCACCATCACGGACGCTGGTTGGCAGCGAAAGCATGTTCTGCTCGTGCTCGGTGATGTTGTTGCTGGACATAACTGCACCGTTCACACCGAAGGACGCATACACATCCTCAGAGCGATACATAGCACCAGCCATTACGGCCATCGCCAAGTGAAGCGAACCAATACCAAAACCGCGCATAGAGTCTCCTTTCTTAAATAGGGAGCAACATCAAGTCCCGAACTCTTCTCGGTGTAGTGCCGGATAATTCAACCGGACTCCTTGTGTCGCAATAGTGAGGGTTTTTAAACTTGAGCGTTGATTGCCGAAGGTTCTACACCAACGGTATCCATTGCGGCGTTCATTGCTTCTGGACTTGCAGTAGCCTGAGCAGCAGCGCCCTGGCCGAGACCAGCAGCAGCAGCCATACCACCTTGTTCCAACATCGCACGGGATTGCGCCTGAGCCTTCTCAGCTTCAGTCAGCAAGAGGCCCGTTACGTCGATCCCAATGGCGTTCGCTAAGCGCAACTTGATGTTCGACATATTCAAGTCAGGGTCCTGTTGGAGCTGAGCCACTTGGGTCATCGCGCCGAGGAACTGATTCAACTTGTCGAGATCTTGTCCACGACCCAGCGCTTCCACGCCAGTGCTCACAGTTGGCTCAACGGCTTCCTTTGGCATATCAGGGATCTGGCTTGTCGCCTGAAGCTGATTCAACAGGATGCGGACGATAGGCAACTGGAGTTCCTGAGAGAGGATCGAATAGACGCCCCCAAGGGTATCTTCCAGTTCAGACGCCACATACCGAATCTCTTCGGCTGTAACGCGCTCACCTTGTCGCTGCACTGCACTGTTCAGCATAAAGACGTAGCTCAATCGGCCTTCAATAGCATCGGCTACCGACTTGGCGACTGTGAAGTCAGCGGTCTTCTCAAGTTGCAGGAACTGAATGTCATCCTTTCGGCCTGCCACAAAGTCACCGGTCTGGGCTTTAACCAAACGACGAACCTGAGTAACACCATTAGGGTTGACCAATCCGATCACCTTAGAGGCGATCATTGAGAACTTGATCATGGCCTCATGGAGACTCTCAAGGGACGTCAAGTCACCGAGATACTCTTCCACATGGCTACGGCCATAATGCTCGCCATCACGCTTGGTCCACCGCACAGCGATCCATGGGCAGGCATCTTGTGGATACTCACCTTCGGTGCCGTCAACTTCGTTACCGTCGATCTCTTGGTAGCTCAGAAAGTTACCTGACTCATCGTCGAGATAGACGTGGGTGTAAACTTCAACTTCCTGATCAGGCTTCATGTCCTGACCATTGGTGTCCATTGAGTTTCGAATGTCCTCTGGGAGGGCCGCATAGGCCACCTTATCGAGGGTCACGATCTGTAGGACACTCCCAAAGGCATCTCGCTGAACCACATGGTTGTGGAGCGTGTAGAGCTTCATCGGGTTGTACGTTGCGGAGCTTGCGTCAGGTGGTGGAAGGTAGAGCAAACCTGAGCCTGCAAGGGCCAACTGACGGATCAACTCAAAGAGCGTCACTCGGTAGCTGTTGGCTTCCATGTAGGACATCAAGATTCGTTCGACCATCCCCAAGCCCTGCTCCACGACAGCCAGTTGCGACGGGTCAGCGACCAGTTGCTTGGCCTGCCATTCGGACACCTTGAGCTTCATCCACGTTTGTAACGGGAACAGAGCGAGCATCACTTTGGCAGACAGGTTGTTCAGGCCACGAGCGCCCACTGCTTGCCACGGTGTGGTGTAGTCAGTAGAGGCGTTATCGGAGTCTTTAGGGAACAGGGATGGGATAGTGACCTTGGCGCAGTTCTCCGCACGGGTCTCGTAAGGAACACGGTCGTTCTTCAGGCGTTCATATACGGCCTTAGCGCCTTCCTCAGCGAGGCCCTCACGGGCTGTGGTTGCCATGAGTCACCTCCTTTAAACGTTGAGGCCAGAGCCAGGGCTACGAGCAACAGACAGACCGGTCTTGCCTTTGGATCGAGCAGACTTCTTTGCGGCCTCGGTATCGGCCTCAGCGGTATCCGTGGTGGTCTCTGGGTTCGCTACGGTTGCAGCAGCGGGAGCAGGGGCAGTCACAACAGCAGCGGTAGGAGCTGACTCCTTGGACTTGCCTTCATCATGGACACCCAGCACGTCAGCCGCTTTGGTGACTTTCTGGATGGCCTTCTTTACTTTCTTGCCCATTAGGTTCCTCCTTAAGTTTCTTGTAGATAACTTCAAACCGGCCCTCAGAGACCCGCTTGGTGTACGCCACGACCTTTACGCCAGCCCTTCGAGCAGTCCTAAGGACTTCCCTTTGGATAGCCACACCGACAGCGCCACGAGCCTCAGGGAGGACGAAGCGCCATTGCACCGACAGGACCACACCCAAGTGATCGTCGTCCTCACCCACACACGAACAGGTCCCCACGAGGTTCCCTTTAAGGTCCCTTGCGGTGATCTCTATGCGGTGGATGGATTCGACTGATTCGAGGATGCGGTTGGCGGCTTCGTCTGGTGTTGACTGCCAGGTGAGTTCGGTCATCTCTTCGATGATTCGACTCATTATCTCGCGGGCTGAAGAGGGTTGGCCGGGTTCCATTAGGACCGACCTGAGTATCATGCGGTGACCTTTGTGATCGCCCGCTTGACAGAGGCCGACTTGGGCTTCTTGGTGGTAGTTCCAGTATCAGTGGCTGTTGCAGACGAAGAACCATCACCTTTATCGGTGGTCGCTGGGTCCTTCTCTACGGTGGTCGCTGAGACACCAGTAGCAGTGCTTTGGTCCTCAGCAGATGCTCCGAAGTCCACACCCTTAGGTTCCTCAATGAGAACCGGCTCAGGTGCCTTCAGTGCATCAGGGTTGGTCTTTGGAGTCTTGACCTTGGATGAGAAGCACATGCTTATTCGTCCTCCTGTTCTTGCCGTTGACTCTCCTGCATCAGCTCAACGATCTCAGTGGCCGCATTGCAGCCATCAAGGAAACCCCCAATGTAGCCCTCTGAGTAGCCAGCCTTTCGCAGCTCATCGACTGCACCAGTGGCGAGTAGATAGGAAGCGTTTAGACGGACGTTGAGATAGTCAGCGGAGGCTTGAGGGATGTCAGGAATGTCATCGGGATTGCGGATGTGATGTTGAATGATTGCCAGCATTGGGCCTCCTTTAAGGATCTATAAGGAACAAGCCCCATAGGTTGGTCGCAATAGTGAGGGGTTTTAACTCGCAGGCTGCCAAAGGATTGGCTTCTTTGTTTCGTGATCGAAGTCACTATCCCGAAGGATGCGAGCGACCTGAGCTTGAACCAGAAGGTCAGCCTCAGTGATGCCCTGCTTCTCAGCGAGTGACACCATGCAGTCCCAGAGACCCAGCTCGCGCTCAAAGGAACCAGAAGCGTTGATCGAGTCGAGACTCTCACTGGTCCAGTAGGAAACCTCTTGGCCCTTACGGACGCCCGACTTCATGACCTTCGTGGCCTCGTAGAAATACTCAGGGCTCTCAAGGAACGCCTTAGCGGTCTCCTTGCCGATACCCGGAATACCGCCATAGCCATCGGTCACGTCACCCATCATGGCTTGCAGCATGTGGAAGTTGTCAGCGGCTGCCTCATCGTTCTTGATGAGTTCCATTTGGGTCAGCCAGAAGAAGTAACCGGGGACCGTGTTGAAGTCCTTGTCGCAGCTCACAGAGACCATGCGGTCACAGCCAGCCAGCGCAGGGTTAGTCATCAAGATCCCACAGACATCATCACCTTCCACACCGTCCCACTTAAAGGATCGCTCAGGACCGAAGTGATCCATGATGCCCTCGCAGAACGCTGTGTAACCAACGGGCTTGCGCTTGCCTTTACGGTTCGCCTTGTAGGTCTCAAGGACCTCTTTGCGCCAGTTGTTCTCGCCCGAGATGATGCACAGGTCGACGAACTCATAGCGGTCTTCAGTCAACTTAAACTTGCGCTTGAGTTGCCCAGCGATGTCCGCCTTGATGGTCTTAATGGTGCCGAATAGAATCGACCGGGCCTTGTTGTGGTCACAGTTCAGAGTCCACACGTCTTCGCCCCAGTCCACCTCTTCCTCAGCAGCAGACATCGCGCTGAAGATCAGGTAGTCCATGTCGAGGGCGAGGCCAACTTTAAGTTTCGTAGTCAAACAGCACCTCCATGTTCGGACAGGAACAGTTGACCTTCAGTGGTCAGAGACCAGAAGCCCATGTTCTTACCGGAAGTTGAGAGGCACGAGATGTGCCCCCGGCTGGATGCCTCGTTGACCAGAGCGATGCGAGAACGCACGAAGTCACTCTGATACGAACGGGCTTGTTTTTTGAGTTCCCAAAGAACCTTTAGGTATTCGTTCATACCGTTTCAGTCCAACGAGGACCGGGCTCACGGATACCCACGCGCTTGCCATCACAGCCCGAGTTAGTATTCTTCTCGGACTTCACGCAGTTGGTCTCAATGCAGCCTTGGCAGGAACGCTTAGGGGCAGTCTGATAGACCACCTTCACGTCACCCATGCGACCCTTCGATTCGTTCCCGCAGACCCCCTTCAGGAAGTCCTCACGGAGAACTTGACGGACTCCAGCACGGAAGATGGTTTCGAGAACCTCATCGTCGGTCTTGTCGCTTGCCAGAAGCTCAACACGGAACTTGTTTTCGCCCTTGAGAACCTTGCCCAGATAGAGAACCTTGCGGGCCTCTTCACGGGCCTCTGTGAATTCCTTCACGGTCTCAGTCGAGACAACGAGAGTCAGCGGGAAGTTAACAGTCATTTTGAAAGTCTTGCTCATAAGGATCTCCTTAGTGGCACTCGCGCCATGTGTCACCGATCTTGAAGTCGGTATCGAGACGGCAACGGAAATTGAATGATTCGCCTACCGAACGGATGGCGTCTTGAGAGACCTTTGCGACTAACTCAGCGA